CAGGCAAGACTACATTCGTAAAAGAAAACAAGTACTTCACAGACATAGTATTAGACCTTGATAAACTTCAAGAAGCATTGACACTTGAACCTGTCTATTCGCGTAATACCAAGGCAACAACATCTGTCTTGTTTAGGTTGAGAGACACAGTGTTAGATCTTGTTAAGGTCAGATATGGAAGCTGGAGACGTGCTTGGATTATAGGCGGTTATCCTAATTCATTTGATAGAGACAGACTCATCGAACAACTTAGAGTGACTGAGATATTCTTTATGGACGTTACTAAAGAAGAGTGTCTAAGTAGACTTGAGCGTGTTAGCGATGAACGTTTTACGTATAAGGCAGATTGGACTAAATACATAGATGATTGGTTCAAACAGTACACCCCCCCATCAAATCCAGTTTAATGGTGTTGATGTCAACCCCTCAGCTAAGGCAAAACTCACTGAGGACCGAAAAATCGGAAAATCGTTTTGAAAACTGAGATTTCTCGTGAAAGAACCCCATAAAGTAAAAAAAGTAAAGGAAGATGTTCGAAATGGTTCAAGATTTAAGCACATATAAAAAAATATTTGACAAGTTCGATAAGACAGAACTCTATGAGATAAATATTCCTTTTCTTGAAAATATGATCAGTACTAAAAGGAATATTGAAGAACTTGAAAAACTACCCATGATAACGACGCATTCGGAATTTAAACATCTGCAGAAGCAAACTGAGAGTGGAAAGATACTTATTAAGCTTTATGAAACCTATAAGAATCAAACACTTGCTTTAAACAAGATTCTAGGTAATGCAGTCAATTTGACAGATGAGGATAATCCATTCTTACTATTCAAGGAAAAGCACAATAATGAACAACATAAATCTGGAGAATAAAACGATAAACGGAATCAAATCATATTTCCTAGATTATTATGATGCAATCTTTAATAAAGGATGGATTGCAGGGTATGAAGTAAAAACCCTTCTAAACAATCTCTTAGAAGATCTTGAATACTATGATTACCGTCCAACAGAAGCGCATTTTAGAATTGATGCAGGACAAAATTTTCATAGACAAACTAAAAATAAGTTTCACGGAAAGCTGATTGTTTTTATGAAGTGGCAAAAGGCATTTCTTGAAGTGTTGTATTCGTTTTATATACCGGGAACGGATGAGCTTAGATTTAAAGAATCACTTCTCCTGGTCGCAAGAAAAAATGGTAAATCAACACTTATCGCAGACGATTTACTGGTTGATTTATTCTTTGGTCCAGGTGGGCAAGACATATGCGTGAGTAGTAATGATGATTCACAAGCAGATTTGATTTATCAAGAAGTCGACAACGCAAGAATAATGATAGACCCCAATAGTAAGTACACAAAGAAAAATCAGAAGGGTATTACTAACAGAAAGTCTTATTCAAGAATATTCAAAATCAGTGATCGAACTAAAAACAAAGAAGGACGTAATATCACTAAAGCTTCCATCGATGAGATTCACGAAATGAAAGACAATGAAATCGCTATGGCGATTAGGCAATCAACGTCCATTGGAAATAACACTCTGATTATTCAAATTTCTACTGAGGGTGTAATCGATGATGGATACTTAGATAAAGAGTTAATCAAAGCTAGACATATCCTAAAAAGAGAACTTGAAGATCCATCGTTTCTACCATGGTTATATACTCAAGATTCTACAGAAGAAGTATTTCAAGATGAGACATCGTGGTGGAAATCAAACCCATCATTGCATGAAGTTAAATCGATTAGCTACATGAGAAAGTCTGTTGAAGATGCTAGAACCAAGAGAGAAGATCGTCCATGGATACTTTGTAAAGATTTCAACATCAAACAAAGCAACTCAATAGGTTGGCTGATTGAAGATGAGATTAACAGAAATCTGGATAGTTTTGATTTAGAGAGATTCAAAGGGTCTTACTATATAGGTGGTACCGACATTTCGGAAACAACAGATTTAACCGCCTTTTGTGCACTATTTGAGAAGGATGGTATTAAACACACACATGTGATGTATTTCGTTCCTTCATCAAAAGCTGAAAGAAATAGCAACACGAATCCTGAGAATAAAGACTATATCCAACTTCAAAGAGAAGGACTAGTTAGAATTATCGATGGCAATGAAGTCAACACTAATGCAATAGTGATGTATCAATGGGAACTTTGGGAAAGATACAAAGTTAGACCATTTAAAAATGGATATGACAACTGGATGGCCAAGGATTATGTCACGTTGCTAAAAGATAAATTTGGCGATGAAGTACCCGAAAGAGTGAGAATGGATTTTGCATCATTATCAACTCCTATGAGAAGTTTGGGTGCGGATTTAAAGGATGGCAAGGTTAACTATCAAAACAACTTAATTACAAAGTGGTGTTTAAAGAACACAGGTGTAATTACAAATAATTCCGGACAAATCATGCCTAAAAAGGTTCAGGGAACTGGCGTGCGCATAGATGGAGCTGTAGCAATGATGATTGCATATCATGTAAGGTCAAAATACATGAGTGAGTGGGAAGCCTTTACGAGGAAGGAATAATATGGGAATTATACAAAGCTTTTGGAACTCAATATTTGGGAAAAAGACTCTAACTAAAGGTAATAACTATTCCTTCAATCAGTCGACATCTGGACTATATGGATCTAATATAGCTCAATCAACTTTAGTTGCTGCATCTCTACATGCAATAGCAGATGAAGCATCTAAGATGACACTAAAATCAGTTATGATGACTGATTCAGATAATGGCATTATATTCAAAAAGAATAATGATGACCTAAATCGATTGTTTGATCGAAGACCAAATCCACTAATGACAATGAAAGATTTATTATATTGGTCGGTCTATAGACTTGAAGCAAAATCAAACTTCTATTGGTACCCAGAAAGACAAATTGAAACGTACTTGGATGGAAGAAGAGTTGTTAAAACAATAGCAATTTACCCAATCAATTCAATTTTCGAATCAATGATTTTTGATGAAAAAGACAACAAGCATTACATAGTTTTTCATATGGATTCTGGAAATGAATTTAAGTTTCCGTACGATGAAATCATTCATGTGAGAAAGCACTTCGGAACTTCAGATTACTATTTCGGTAGTAAGAATAGAACAGAGTTACTCGAGACACTAGGAGTAATGAAAGATATTAAATCTCTATTACCGAAAGCAATAAAAGCTTCGATGCAAATTAAAGGTATCTTAACAGCCAAATCGCAAGCAGATCTTGAAGGGTTAAAAGCATTTAAAGAAGAATTTGAACAAACACTTAATTCAAGTGACAAAGCACTGGGTGTGCTAGATGTAGCAGGCACATTTACGCCAGTTCAGATAGATCCAAAGGTTATTGACAAGGATACTTTAAGTTATATGGATCTTCAAATTATAAGTGAATTTGGAGTTGATTTATCGATTATTCAAGGCAACGCGGATGAAAATAAATGGGCTTCATTTTATCAAAAATGTATCGAACCAATACAGGATGCACTTGAACAAGCTGCATCATCAGTCCTATTCACAATTAACGAGTTTAATCACGGAAATCGGATTAAGATCTATGATAGAAAAGTTCAACATCTGAGTATGTCAACAAGATTAAACCTAATAAAAGAATTAGGACCTCGAGGTTATTTATCGAGATCAGAACAAAGAGAACTTGCAGGTTATGAACCAGACGGTGGTAAAGAACAAATATCGCTAAACTATGTTGATAGTGAGAATCAAAACAACTATCAGAAATCAAATAAAGGAGCTGAAGAAGATGTCAATACCAAGAAATGATGAAAAGATCTTAAGAGCTGCAGTCATCACTGAGTTAAGAACCTCAGATGAAAACAATGAACATGTTGTGGAAGGATATGCAGTCCTATTTGAACAACCAACAAAAATAGGAGATTACTTCCTAGAAACGATTTCAAGAGGTGCAATTAAAGATGATGCACTTGATGACGTGTTATTCTTTGTAAACCATGATTCATCAAAGATTTCGTTAGCGAGATCAAGAAGAAACAATGCAAATAGCTCACTTCAACTTAAAGTAGATGAAAGAGGTCTTTACTTCAGAACTAAGCTGGATATCGAAAATAACACAGAGGCAGCCGCATTGTATTCAGCTATTAAACGTGGGGACGTGGACGGCATGTCATTTTGGATGAGAGTCAATAAAGATGAATGGTCTGACTTAAACACTGAAACCCCAAAAAGACGTATTACAGAGATATCTAAGATTTTCGAAATCAGTGCTGTTAATTGGCCTGCGTACGAAAATACTGAAATATATGCTAGAAGCAATAAAGACACGTTGGATAACGACAAGAAGGCGTTGGAGAATGCCAGGTCAACAGAATTGGATAATGCTGCAGATATTGCTGAAGCAAAAAGAAAACAATTGATGTTCAAAGTTCAAAATAGATTATAGGAGGATAACATGAACTTACTTGAAATGATTAACAAAATTGAATTAAGAATGAATGAAATTCACAAAGAACTAGCTGGATTAGACACTTCAAAAGAAGAGAGTAGATCTAAACTAGATGAACTCGAAAAAGAGTACAACGCGAAGAAGGAAGAAAGAGCAAGCTTACTAAAGATTGCAGAAATCAAACCAATTGAAGTCACTAAATCACCACTCAGAGCTGCTGATTTAGGTGGAGGGAATACAAACCCTCAAGAATCAAGTCTTGAATATCGTAAGGCGTTCATGACATATATTCAAACCGGAAAGCGATCAGTTGCTTTGGATGAAATGAGAGCAGATGCATCAACATTGCAATCAGATGTATCAGCGGTAATTCCAACCCAAATTCAAAATAGAGTAATTGATACTCTAACTGTGAGCGGCAGAATCTATGCTAGAATCTCAAAAACGAATTTACCGTCAGGTACTAGATTCCCAATCAACTCTGTGAACCCAACCGCTACATGGGTAGCTGAAAATGCGAAATCAGACAGACAAAAGATGACATTAAATACTTATGTTGAGTTTGGTTCTTATAAGCTTCAAGTTAGAGTTGCAACATCATTAGAAACTGCAACAAACTCGCTTGAAATCTTCGAAAAACTCGTAGCAGATAAGATTGTCAAGGCAATTATTAAAGCTATTGAAACGGCTGTTATCTCTGGTACAGGTTTAGGCACACCAACAGGTTTAGTTGTAGACTCACGAATTGCTGCAGCACAAAAAGTTGCAACAACTATTGCACAATTAAACTATGCCGGTTGGGTAGAACGTTACGGGAAAATTCCTGAAGCTTACCTAGATAGAGACTTGGTTTGGTTAATGCACCAAGATACATTCTTCAAATACGTAATCAGTCTTACAGACACAACTGGCCAACCAGTTGCACGTACAATTCAAGGTATCGATGGAAAACCTAAACATATTCTATTGGGTCACGAAGTACTTTTTCAAAACTCATTACCAACCGCAGATACTGCAGTAGCAAATGATCTTTTCGTAATCTTTGGAGATCTATCAGAATATGATTTCAACAGTAACTTAGTCATGACTTATCGCAAGTATGTTGATGAAGAGACTGATGAAATTGTGGACAAAATCACCCTATTGGGCGATGGCAAGGTATTAGATCCAAAACCATTTGTTTTCTTTAAGAAAGCAGCATAACATTTAAATTTATAGGCAAAGGTGATGAAATATGAGTATAGTACTAGAAACATACATAGATGATAATATCAACAACATCGCACTTACTATCGGATATGACAGTAATGATTTAGACTCCATGGCAATTCTGCGTGGGTTTATTGAATCTGGCATTGAAGATATGATAGCTGCAGGTGTCTCAGAACAAGTTATAACCAGTAATAAGCTCAGTTTCATCACCATTTGTTTATACGTTAAGGATAACTTACCGTTGTCGTCTGGAGTTGCTACAAGCTCACCTATTTACATCGCTAACGTTCAAAAGCTAAGACTAAAATCAAGAATACTTGAAAGCACGAGTGTTACAACATGAGTGTATGTACAACAAGAATGATTTTGCTTCTACATGTAGAAGATGTACAAAATCCAACAAATGGGTATCGTACAAAGACCATTACTGGACAAAGAAAGCTGTTAGCAGATGTCACAAACGTTGGTTCGAATATTCAAATGAATGCTGTATCGTTAGGTACTGTATACAGCTATCAAATCGAACTGAGAGAAAAGATGTATAAAGGTGAAGCATACGTTGCATTCAAAGTTGATGGATTAATGAATGTTTATGAGATCAAAAGCACTATTAAAGGTAAGACTTCTGAGTATCGTAAGCTGAACATCCAGATAACAAAAGAAAGTATCGAAGGAGTTGATTCTCTTGTTTGATGATCCAGACTTCTTATATAAGTTATTTAAAGATTTAGGCGCACATGCACCTATCTATATAAATGCTATGACAGATCCAGGTAATCCGGAAACATACGTAGTGATAGAGCCGGTACAAGATGTGCCAACAGTAAACGGTGATGGAAAAGTATTACTTAGAACTATAGAGTTTAATGTAAGAATTCATACATCGAAGGCAAATGATGGTGTTGTTCTTGCCAAATTATATGAAGCAATTCTAGATGCGAATGACATGACATACAATCGGTATGGACCAACAATTGACCCGTTTTCAAAGAGGTTCTCCATTTTGATAATGGGGGAATATTATTATGGCAAATAAATCACTTGAAGAGCAGTTCATAGAAATTGCTCAGGAGTACTCTAAAGAACTCAGAGAAGACATTGAAGAAGGGTTAACACTCGCTGCAATCGATCTAAAGAATGCGCTCGAACAAAACAGTCCTATCAGCAGATACGATGCTGAAGGTCATAGACATTTTAAAGACTCGTGGGTTATTAAGAACAAATATAAAAGAGTTCGATATGTTGGTAATACAAAAACTGTATCTGACCAATCTGGGAAGAACATTCCTTTATCCAACATATTAGAGTATTCAGAAGCTAGTCCACATAAAGGATTCATTCAAAGAACTTTCAATTCTATAAGTGAAAGTTTATACAAGAGAATGGTTAGTAGAATTAAAAAATAGGAGGAATCATTCATGAAAACAAATGAATTACAATTCAGTATCAAAAATGTGAAGTATGCAGTTAAAGATTCCGTATTGGGAACATATGGTAATCCAGAAGACTTGGCGTTTGCTGAACAATTAGCACTAGAAGCTACGTTCAATTCACAACAACAATATGGCGATGGCCAAATTATTGCAACACTATCCTCAGATAAGGGCATGACCGGAACACTTACGCTTGTTCAATTAGCGAATCAATATGAAATTGATATGAAACGTAAAATGGAAATTGACGGGGGATTGGCTGATGTCACTCAACTAGATGATGTTGAACATGCGATCTACTACGAATTTGAAGTAGTAGCAAACGGTTCAAAGAAAACCATTAAAGCCTGGTTATTAAATGTAACATCAGGACGTCCATCTGAAACACTCACTCAAACAAAAGAGAATCCTACGATTAATAACATCGAAATTTCTCTAACTATATTGGGTGAGACTCTAAAGACAAATTTAGGTACTGCAGACTATGTTGATGCCAACGGTAACACATTGAAAGTCACTAAGATTGTGTCAAAACCAGGAGATGCTGGTTACGCTACATTTGGTGATGAAGTTCCAATTCCGAAAGCATTAGCGTAGGTGATAATTTATGATTATCACACTTCCAACTGTCCAGAAGACTTACGATGAACAAACTGAGACTACCACAGTAACAAGAGAAGATCTTAAGGTTGAGATTGATACTAGCTTCAAAGCTCATTTAAAATGGGAAGAGCAGTTTCAATCCCAAAAAGGCATTGATTTAACTGAAATGACTGCTAAGGTCTCCGAATGGGTAAAAGATGCTAAAAAAGCAGCTTTACACATGTCTGATATGCTTAGAGTGTTGTACTGTTACATCAATACAGATAAACTTCCAACATTTTCTGATTTTGTAGGAATACTTGAGCCTGAAAATGCGTTAGAAGTAATTGAAAAGATTGGCAAGGTACTTGCTGAAACAGGCAAGACTATAGCAAAAAAATAGAGGCACGTGCTTCGCACTTATTAGATTTGCATCACTCGCTCTATGGTGATAGTGAAACAAAGAGTGAGGAGCATGTGCCTTCAGTATTTAAGACGATCCAAAGAGCGAGTGATTACAATATCAGTTACGGACTTATGGAACGACTAAATTATGAAGACTTGAAAGCAATGATAATAGAGTATACAATCCGTGATTTTGAGTTAGAGATTCAACGTAGAGAAAAAGATCGATTGGAGTCCAAAGGCATTAGTCGAAGAAAAGCTACAGATGAAGAAATAGCTCGTTTACATGGTTTAAGTTAGGAGGGAAATCATGGCAGAAAAAACAAAAGGTTTGACTATAAAGTTGGGGTTTGATAATTCTGAGTTTAAGAAGAAAATCAAAGATTCTACTTCAGAAATAAATGCCACTGATAAGCAAGTTAAAGCCCTTCAAAAATCACTAGAGTTGAAATGGGATGCATCGAAATTTACTCAAGCTCAAAAACTATCTCAAGAAGCTATATCGAAGACTGAAATGAAAGCGAAGGAACTTCGTGCTGAGATGGCCAAAATGGAAGCAAAAGGTGTAGACACTTCTAGTGCATCATATCAAAAACTTCAAACAGAATTAATTAAAACCGGAGATGAAACTACAAAGCTTAAGAGAAAATTAGATGAAGTTAATCAAATGAAGGTTGATCGCTTAGCTAACAGTTTCAAGAATGCCGGTGACAAGATTAGCAAAGTTGGCAAATCGTTAATGGGTATCAGTTTAGCTGCAACTGCAGTAATAGCTTCTCTGGGTAAATTAACTTCAGACACAGTTAAGACTGCTGCAGAAATCGACGACATGTCTCAAGCAGTAAATCTAAGCGCTGAAGCTCTTCAAAAATGGCGATATGTAGCATTACAATTAGGTTTGGATAACTCAACACTTCAAACCTCGCTCGCAAAGACTCAAGCTGCGTTTGCTGATCTATCAAAAGGTGAAGTGTCACCTGCAAGCGATGCATTAATCGCTTTAGGCTTTAGTGCTGAAGAAGCGGCTAAAGGTATGAATGTTAATTTTGAACAAATGGTTCTTAAGTTATCAGAAGTGAGAGACGCATCTGAACAAGCATTTCTTGTTAATGAGTTGTTTGGAGATAGGCTTGGTTCTAAGATTATTCCACTTTTAAACGGTGGTGCTGAAGGACTATCTAAGCTATCTGCCGAGTTTGAAGAACTGGGTTACATGACCAACGAGCAAGTACAAGCATTTGCTGATTATGACGATCAATGGACCAAAATTAAAGCGTCACTCAAAAGTGTTCGTGATGAATTGACAGTGTCGCTTTTACCTATAATGCAAACACTCACAGATTTTGTAGATTCAAAAGTTGTTCCAGCTATCAGAAGTTTGGCCAACTGGTTTTCGAACCTGTCAACTGGACAAAAAGAGTTGCTACTAGGTATTACAACCTTTGTTGCAGCACTAGCGCCCATGCTTCTAATTGTCGGGAAAATGACAAGTGGAATAGGTATGCTCATTAAGGGTGTACAAGGACTACAAGGCGCATTTACATTGCTTGCTGCACATCCTATTGTTGCAGCATTATTGGCAGTTGCAGCAGTCATGATCTACTTGTATTCAAGTAATGAGAAATTCAGAGAATCCGTTAACGGTTTAGTATCTGAGTTAGGTTCAAAGTTTCAACCCATATTAGAATTATTAAGTGATGCATTCAAAGATATATCAAGTCAATTGATGCCACTTGTTGATACATTAGGTAACTACCTAGCACCCATAATCAAAGTATTAACTACAGCACTAGGACCTCTTGTAGATATCCTGGTAAATGTATTAATGCGAAATATTCAGTTCATGTTACCAGCAATTAAATTACTAGTTGATGGATGGACATGGCTTGCCAGTGTTATCGACAAATATGTGGTACCGGTAATGGATAAGCTAGCTGAAGGATTTGATGCATTTATTAAAAGCCTACCAACAGCATTTAAAAACGCTTTAAAAGGTATTGAGTATAATGTCAACTTAATATTCGATTTCATAAACAGAATGATTGACAAGATAAATACTTTGGGTAAGGTAGTTGGATTCTCGATTGCTAAGCTCGAAGATGTTTCCATTGATACAAGTTTTGTAGATAAGATTGGTATAGGCAAGTCTAGTGATAAACCTGCATCAACTACTGTGATATCTGATAAGAAAAAATCTGATTCAGCAATTACAAAATCGGAGTATACTGCATCAAATATCAATAACACAACTGTTAATACAACAAATGACTATTCAAACAAAGATATCGTAATCAACGTGAATGTCCAAAATTATGCGGACGAACTTGATGTTAAGGATATTGCTAGACGTGTCAACATTGAAATGGCAAAACAAATGTAGAGGAGGTGCTTCGGCATGAGACAATTCAAGTTATGGAATGCATCAAAGACCCAGGCATTCGACTTTGCAACAAATGGATGCATCATTACCGATGTCTCCGGATTGGGATTAGGATTTAATGTATCTTTAGTCAACAGAGCCGTAGTCGACTATGAAAGTAAATTTGAGAATATAACTCTGTTGGCCAACTTTGGAATCAAATCCAATGCGTATACATCATTCAATGAATTTGCTAATTTTATTGCTTCGAATGGTAGAAAGAATCTGATCCTTGAATATGCAGTTAATGGAAAAACAGTTTATTGTGACGTATGGATTAAGAACATACCAAAGTCCCAAAAAACAACATTCAATATTTTAGCTGAGAAGCTAGAGTTTGTAAGATTAACTTACTGGTATCAAATTGAAAGTGGTGTACTTCCTACATATCCATCTGTGATAAATATTGAAAATGGTGTGATGGAAGATATCCTGGTTAATCTAACAGTCAGTGGTCCAACAAGCGACACGTTCAAAGTAGCTCTTATATATGGATCTACTGTACTATCAGAGATTAAGTTAAATGTAGTTTTAACTTTAGATCATGTTCTAGAGATTGATGCAGATAACAAGAATGTTAAGCTCATTAATTCAGGAATCGAAAGCAATGGATATAATCTCATCGATCATTCGAAAGACACTTTTATAGTAGTGCCTTCTGGAGCCCATGGTTTATCAATATACGCAGGTACAGGTACAGTAACCTATAGTTTTAAGAAATGGGTGATTGATTAATGTATGCAGCAATTTATGGATACGATTATCAAGATGGTAGAAGAAAACACCTAGGAAATGCTACGAACCTTGAACACACAACCTCAAAGCGCGTATTCGACTTCGGAAGTGCTAAAGTAACAGGTAAGTGTACATTTAAAATTGAAAGACCACTGCTTTATGTAATCAACGATGAACACGGACGTCAAAAGTTTTCTGGCTTTTTGAAGAACATTAAGCAAGATGACAAGTCGGAGAAAGTAGAGTTCGATGGCGAGGATTTCAAAAAGGTGCTTGATACAGAAATTATCCTAGACTTCACAAACGATGCAGTGCCTGATTTTACATGGAGCGGACTTATGGCAAAGGTTACTGAAGAAATTAGACAAACCAAGGATCCATTTATATCTACATTGGATTTAGAGTTTATCATTCCAACCGACTCGACAGATACAAAAGTCATTGCTGATTATTCTAAACAGTACATGGTAGTCAACGCTAAAGAGTTTATGAAAGTCTATCTATCATACTTTAACTATTACATTGCAGACTACTACGATATCGTTCAAGACAGCCTTATCTTTGAATTTAAGAAGATGAGAAGTGAAATAATCAGTATTAAGCTTAAAGATTTCGTACACGAGAAAACAACTGCAGATATCAAAGTGAATAAAACAATTGCAACGATATCGCATAATACAATCGAAGATACAGCTTCATGGGAGAATAGCGATAGTGCTTACTATAACGCTGAACTTTCTTCAAATAAGGCTTCCATGATAGCTACAGACCTACCAGATCCAAACGGATATCCAACAGGATTCGCGTTAAGAAAAGTAGCTGGTCATCAGTATCAAAGTATCACAGAAGGTGAATACTGGTCATCAGGTAACAGGACTGCAATCGGTATTCCTCAATACGGCGTGAACGTGTGCTACACAGCACCTAGTTACAGTTCAGCTGTAGCAGCTGCAGGAGATCCAAACCTAAGAACTGAAAACACAGTGATTAGAGTAGTCTACAGAATTGCAGCAACAGGCGAATCATGTCCACAGGCTACGTTCATCAAAGTAGTGCCTACATCAGCAACGTATCACAAGAGAAGCGATGTAACGTTTAGACCAAGGCCGAATCTACCTGAGAAGATATATACGCTTGGGAATGACAACGAAATCTATAGTGGGTATGCACCGGAAGATAAAAGAATCTATCCAATCGTGACTAAGGTGTTTGAAGCAACCTACCTATCCGAAGCTCAATTAAATGCTGTCTACGAGCTTGTAAATAACAGGTACGTAGAAAATATCATCATTAAGCAAAACAACCTTGTAAGCCCAATTGACCTAGAATCAATAGAACTTTACACACCAGTGCGAGTCTACGATGATAACGGCTTTTATAAAGACATCCCAATCTCGGAAAAAACCTTCGTATGGAAGGCCAACGAAAAGTATACGGATGTGAAGCTAGGCTTCAAGAAAACCTTGCTGACTGAAATCATTAAAAACGAAATCGGAACCCAAGGCGTAGTGAAATCAGTTACGAGCAGTGGTGGCGGTGGCACAACCGTTCAACAATTCGAAATTTACCAGGGCGAGGTAGCACCAGACCCTAACCAATACAATACATGGTTCAAACCAATCGAAGGTACTGAAGAAGTGCAAATGATGAGTACAACTGAAGTGTATACAGAACCAAGCACCATAGAACCGGATAACGGTCTAGACTCGGAGCCAACCGAGATAACTTAGGAGGCAGTATGAAAAAACTAATTAATTATGAACCAAAAAAGGAAACCCTCGAAGAGTTTCCATACGTTGAAATCATGGAGCAAAAACATGTGTTCGCAGACCTTCCGTTAGCCGTTGTGGACTTCGGGAAGACTTATTCTAAACCAGTTTTATATGGCAACTACAGAGGCGTTCCTACGATTTATGATGAGTCTGAAGTAAAGCAGCATTTGGCCAAGCTGAAATTATTCCACTTTGCTGAAGACCAGGGGAAGCTAACTGAAGTAGAAGCTGAGAAAGCAACAATGCATGTAAGACTTCCAAAAGAAACAATAGTCGATCAACTGATATTTAAAGATGGCCAGATTATATGGGCTAAGCCTGTAGAAGAACCATCCAAAGAGGCGGTGAGCTAACATGGCAACAATTAAGTCCGAGTATTATCGCTTTAATGGGTTAACTTGGGATTTACACTATTTTAAAACTAGTGCAGACCTAATCGTTGAAACACAAACGAAGAAGGTCATGACTGATGTAGAACGTCAAGCGATTGCAGACTATCTAACAACATTTAACGATGTCGACTTATTAGCAAAGGTACAATCCAATGGTAAGCTACCAGTAGGCATTATCCTTCACTGGGATATCTACCACTCTCTGGCGGATCATTAACAGGACAAGTTAACGGTACCATTTTATCGCTTAGTGGTAATTTAATCGTGGGTGGCACTATGTTCATCAACGGAACTGTGGGAAGCGACAATGCATCAATCCAATTTAGTAGTGGCTTAGATTCCATTAACTTTAATGGCGTACCACTTATTAACGTAGGCGCGCCATACAACGCAAGCGATGCCGCAACAAAAGAATATGTTGATGGGTTGGTTGCTGCAGGTATGCGACCAGTAGCTGCAGTAAAAGTAGCAACCACCGGAAACGTAACACTATCTGGGTTAACTACTCATGATGGTTACACATTAGTGGCTGGCGACCGTATTCTTGTATGGAAGCAAAATACACCAAGCCAAAACGGTATTTATACCGCTTCATCCGGTGCTTGGACAAAAGTAGCAGCAGATAGTAAACAAGGTGCATTCGTATTCGTAGAAAACGGAACACTTTATAATGACTGGTTCTTCCATTGTCAAGACAACGCTGGAACATGGATCGACCACAGCAGACCAGACACAATCAAAGCAGGCGTGGGGTTAGTCAAAGCTGGTACTACACTTAGAATTAAAAATATCACTGATGATGGTGTTGGCGGTATTATCAGTGCTATGTTTGAAGATGGTGCTCTCGAAGTATCAAAGATAAGCAACTATGGCGCGGAAAGTTATACAGACAATGAATCATGGACAGGTCTGGCAGATGCGTCCTCCGCATCGATAGGACAACATACGTGGAATATCTATGCGGCGAT